CTTTTGCACACACTGTTCGGATAATTCATCAGGGGTAAGACCCCTATTATGGGTTGTGTTTATTTGAACTAAAGATTCATCTCTAGGAACACTTACATCTATTTTAAACATTACATGCTTATCCTTGGTTCGCCATCACGATAACTATCTCTTTTCAATCTACCTTCTCCTAGCACTATTAGTCTTTGCATAGCTTCGTCAAACTTTTCTTTATACATAGCAGAAACATCTTGCTCACCTTTCATAAATACATACGCATTTATTAAACTGCCATAAAGAAGTGCTTGCTCTGCATTGTCGCCTAGCCAAGATGTACTTGATGTAACGATTGAAGGTGGATCATAATAGTAATGTAGCTGCACTGAGTAATTAGTATCTGGTGTAGGAGCTATAATAAAATTTCCTGGAGAGTTAGTAGAAGAAAAATCTCCATCAAACTCTGAGTAATACTTTGGCAGTCCAGTTGTTGATTGGTTCGGATATGCTTCACGCATGAAGTTAACATCTTTTTCAATAAGGAAATTGTAGTTGCTACTAGAATCAATAACGGCAAACGAAAACGGAGCAAGAAAGTCATTAGGTCTTGCTACATAAGGATGAGATGCTGTTACGTTAGCTGTTACATTTTTCCTAAGTTCAGGAATCATTACAGTACGATGTATTAACTCTTCTGTTTGTCGAACAAACGTAGGTATCTCAGCAACAAAAGTTGTTTCGTTATTTTCGGTGAAGTCTTGTATCGACTGTACTAACTCAGAGTAATTCATTCTTCAGCCTCATTATAAAGATTATCAAATACTCTATTCACATCTAGTGTATAGTCTAAATCGCTTTTTGAATAGTGTATATGCTGAGATGGTTTAAAATCTGGAGCACCTTTTCCAGTCTCAAACCAAGCAGGGTGCGTTACCCTTACACGATTATTAGGGAGTGCCACTACGTTTCCAGTCCATTCTCCTGCATCAAGAAGCTGTAATACATGAGCTTGTTTGTGTTGAGCGGGGTCATCTGCAACATCAGTATCAGTGTAGTCTACAGTAAACAGATAATTTGCTGCAAACATTTCTCCGCCTATCTTAGCCATCCAAGGGCATGGGGTTGCCCTGTCAAGCTTGTATACTGCATGAGTATGGGATGGGCAGTCCCAAGGCTGTGCGTCATGTACCGCCATAGGTTCAGGCCATTCTTCAAGTGGTTCGTCAGCTACTAAAGCAGTGATCGGCATCCTAGCCCACATTGCACCACCATGCACATTCTCTCCACCTTCTTCATCAGCCTCAGATCCTGTGAATATAACCTGAAAGCTTAGACATCTATTAGGCATAGTAGTTACAGCAATAGCCATAGCATGAAGGAACTCGCCGTGATAACGCTCATGGTTACATGTGTATTCACGACGAACCCAACACTTAAAATGTGGTATGTTGCTTTGAAGGTATGCCATTAGTTCAATTGAACTTTATCCGTTACGTCTAAATCTTTGTGGTCTGGCTGCACCGCTACCACGAGCAACGCTTCCTCCTTTAGCATAACCCTTCTTCTTCATAGCTCCTCCTTTAGCCATACCTTTTTTCTTCATCATACCACCGCCCATTTTCTTAGTAGCCTTTTTAGCAGCCGCACCTGCTATTGCTGCGCCCGTTATAGGACTTAAAAATTTAGCTGCGGTTGAAACAGCTTTACCTAATTTTTTACTAGCGGGAGTAGATCCTGTTCTTCCACTTGTTTTTCTATTTCTAGCTCTGTCACCTCTTTTGGGTTTTGTTTTTTCTGACTCTGGTCTTGGCTTAGGTTTTACCATAGATGCGGGTCTTTTCTTAGGCTTTGTAGTGCCACCGTCTTTCATTTTACCTACGCCATCAGCAGCAAAGAATGGGACTTTCTTTCCGCCCTTCTCTACCATTTTAAGCTTACTTCCTTTGCTCATAGCAACAGGTTTTTTCTTCATGGCTCCGCCTTTTGCGTAGCCTTTCTTTTTCATTGCGCCACCTTTGGCGTAACCTTTTTTCTTCATAGCCATTTTAGTCTCCTTAAAGTTGTGACGTTAAACAATAGTTATATTCCCTACCATACTACTGTGACTTGTGCATTGATACACCAAAGATGTATCGGAGGGTTCGTGAGGCACAATGAATTGTGTCAGTCCTGTAGTTGAATTATAGTTGTCTGTAACACCTGTAGTGAAAGCAGAGCCACCATTAGATGTCCTTATCTGCAAAGGATGGCTCCCTACGTTTGAAGTATTATCAATTAAGTAAGTATGCCCTTTGTAAAAAGTAAAGTTTGGATTGTCTCCAGACGTAGCACCAGGCCCAGTAAACGTATATGCAGATGATCCATTTGTTCCCGTGGTGTATTTAGTTACAGAGCCAGTTGTCTCATCATTAACTCGAATCCACACTCCACCGTGTGCAAAATATAAGCCCCCAGTCGCATGGACATGGGCTACAGCGCCGTGGTATGTCGATGCACTTGGCAGGTCGCTTAAAGCACTGTAATAAAATACAATTTTATTTGCGCCAGAGCTTACATCTATAACGCCGTTTGTATCTATAATATCAGTTAAGGTTGAGCCGTTTCCAAGTGCCGCATATATTTCCGTAAAGTTTGCGTTTATCTTGGTTGCACCTGCACGAAGGGTGTCACCGTTCCCATCGTTTGCGCTGCTTCCTATTCCTACACTTTGTAAAGCCATGTTCTATCCCTCGTCAAATGTGTCTGTAGTAGAGTCTAAGGTTGTTGTTGTGCTGTCAAAACTTGGGGCTGCTGTAGCCACTGATACAGTTACAGAACCTACGCTACCTGTTGCAGATACGCCATCAACATTATCTGTTTCTGCTATCGTGACAGTAACTCTACCAACTGATGCAGTCATAAGAGTTCCTTGGTTCCCTACAGGATTAAACCCGTACAAAGCTCTGCTTTCTAACAAGGCCCTATCAGGTCTTGGATCACGTAAGGACTGAGGGTCGTTTATCTTTAACCTGCCAAGAAAGTTTTGTGGCTGATCGGGATCAACAACATCTCTCCCAACAAGAAATCCTGTCTTAACTCCATTGTTATATTCAGGAACAAGATCCTTTAAAGGGTATCTAAACCCTGTCTTATCACAGAAACCAAAGGCATATTTAGCTTTTGCGTAACTCATCAGCCACCCATAAACGTATCAAAAGGAACGAACTTGATTGATGCTGTTTCCTCATCCTCACCCGCTGCAAGTTGAAACTGAAACTCATATTCTTGCTTCAGGGCAGAAACTCTAGCCGACACTTCTGGTCTTTTCATAGCTATGTAATAAGCCAGTCCAGAAACCAAAGCAGGCACAAAGCGTGGTGGTACAGATGTCACTGAAGAACCTATACCAGAAGTCAGACCGTCTATACCTTTGAGTCTAAAATAAGATAAGGTGTATGTGGTTGTGCTGTCTGGTACAGGCCATAAAGTTATTTTTGTTTCCGTTGGGAGCCTTTGGACGTAGATCTGGGTCGGCCTACCTTGCGTTTCTTTGTTGGTTTGTTGGGCGTAGGTTGCGACACTGATCCTTTGGATGGTGGTATCGGTTTGATTTGTACCTGTACCTGTTCGGATTTGGTGTTCGAGGATATCAATCGTGTCCGAAGGTAGCGTATAAGTCGCAGTACCTGCCGTAATGGATAGAGTATTAGATTCAATAGTGAAGAGATTAAGCCCACGGTTTTGCCACTCCAATGTTAAAATGTTAAGGCTCCTACGAGCCGTTTTAAGATCATAGCCTGAACGCATCTCAAGACCTGCTCGCTCGTAAGCTTCTTCAAATAACTCTGCTAGATCTGGTGTTACTACTGCCATGATGGTTTCCTATGTAACTACACTTCTGTATCGTTTCGTTTTCTTTGCAATTTTTTTAGGTTGAGCCACATACTGCTTGCCTGAAGCCTTGCCTGCTCGCTTTGCTCTTGATGTGGCTGCATACTCAGAAGGGCTAAGAGACTTAATAGCCGAAGAAGGGAGGTAGCGTTCGCCAGTAGCATTACCACCTTGGGTAGAAGGCTTGCCACTTTTAGTTCGCCACTTCTGTTTAGTCCAAGATTTAAGGCTTTTTTGAGACTTTTTTAGAGCCATTTCTTATTATACCTTTTAAAGTTTTAGCCTGACTAGCGTGTGTCTTTGAAGCTTTGTTTAAACCCTTTACGACTTTCTTTACTTTCCTTCTATTTTTATTAGTAAGTGCCATCAATCTTTGTAACCTCCCCCTGCTTTTTTGTAAGCTTTAGCAAGCATCTGAGCTTTTCTAGCAGACCATTGTCCAGGTGCTCCGCCCTTACCACCTGCTTTTATTCTATTAAATATACGCTTTCTTTTTGTGGGCTGAGTATAGTTACCTGCTTCATTAACTTTACTCTCAGTCTTTCCACCTTTGCCCATACGAATTATATTAAGGTCTTTAGCGTCATCACCTGTAGAGCTAATACTTGAAGGAGCCATGTTTTTAGAAATGCTTTTTTTTCTTTTAGCTTCGGCACCTCTAATTGTTTTTTGCATTGCAACTTTTTTTTCATTAGCTTTTGTAGCTTTAGATGAATCCTTTTTTGCTTTTCTTTTACGAACAAATTTACCAATGGCTTCCACAAGTGGGGAAGGATGCTTTCTCTCATATGCCATTTTGTTACCTTTCAATTGACTTCCCATCTGAGCACGAGAGATCGTCATGACCCCTTCTTCCATTTAGGAGAGCTAGACTTTGTTTTGCTTGGACTCCATTTAGTTTTGTCTGCCCAGTATGCTGCACTCATCTTGCCTTTGCTAATATTCTTAGCATGTCTAGATTTAAAAGCTTTACGCTGACCTACAGTTTGATTTGTCTTAACGCCTTGTTGACCAAAACGAATTGTCTTTACCTGATCCCCTTGCTTTGCCACAACAACATGTGACTTAGTGGGATGACTAGGTGTACGCTTTGGTTGGTTGAAACCAGAGACCCCTGCCTTTGCAAGACGGGGATCTTTCTTTGATTTTTTTTCAGCCATATCTACTCCAGTAGAAGAGTAATCACTGATCCAGATCCGCTCAACGCAGAAACAAAACAACCATCATCTGCCAGTATGCCATCGTTAGGAAGAAACACATCGTTCCACCCCGCAGGAATGGTAAGGTCAAGAAGTGTGGCTCCTGTGGCAGAACCATTCTTAATTGTAAAAGCGGTTGTGTTTGTTGCGTATACTAGAACCCCTTGCAATCTGCTGCGAGAAGGCCCAACTAGACCTGCTGAGAAACCCGAAGTAGCTACGTTAAAAGCCCGTATCTCTTGTCCTGCCATGTCTATCTCCTATTAAGGTTGAACAGCAGTATTAAAAGCCTGAGCATACATTACTGTTATAACAACTGATCCCGCATTTGTACCTGCACTTGAAGTAGCTGTTAATTTTAAATCGGATGTACCAGTATTCTTCCATGTAAGTGTACCGCCACCAGAAGCACCTAAAGCTTTGATACCTACAGTAGTTCCAGAAGCAACAGCATTAACAAGAGTTGCTGCACCGCCTACAGTATCACCAACACTAATATTTGTTGTGGTGTTAGCAGCCACTTCTAAATCGACAATTATGTCTACGATTTTTGAGTTAGCGGGAATTACTATATTTGTAGCTTCTGCTGCAACAGCACCGCCAGAAATATCCATTACATGTTGCTGAGTCATTACAACATAGCCAACGTTTGCTATGTCTGTTCCAACGACAGTACCCGTTGTGTTTCTAATATTACCTGCCCGAATCGGGCCTGAGAAAGTTGTAGTACCCATGTTGATCTCCTGTCTTGGGTTACGTCAGCAGCATCATGCCGCTGTCAGGGATAAATTAACAATAACATATCTTACGAAAAAAGAAAGGGGCGAGTAAACCCGCCCCTGTAAAAGTTCAATTGAACTTATGCACCTGGAGATCCATACATTCCTAATGGATCTGATACACCGAAAGAGTAACGCTCTCTCGCTTTGTAGCGAACGTTTCCTGTATCGAAGTCTCCGTCCATAGATGTCTGCATAGCAGTACGCACAAAGTGCTTCATGCCGTTTGGAACATCTGTGGTTAAGAAGAACGCATCGTTATCAGTTAGATAATGATTTACACGGTAACCTTCTGGTATGGAGCCATTGGTATTAAGTGCGTTAATATCGTTATCTGCTGTTCCGACACGAAGATCTGTCTGCAACAAGCGAGTCGCAACAAACATCAATGCAGGCGGAACGATCAACTTACGAGGACGTGCCGCAATCAATAAACCACGTTCGTCAGTGAACGCAGCAATATTAATAACCGCTTGCTCTAAAGATGTTTCGTTCAAGTCAGCCGCAACCGCAGGACGGTTTGCGTTTGAACCACCTTCAACTGTTGGGTGACTGGTTGAAAACAAAGTTACACCGTCCCCTGAGTTGAATGTAGTAAAGCCTGTATTAAGCAAAGATGCCGCTTTAACCTGCTTTGTATATGCCATACCTCTAGCTAATGCTTTGGTATAACGAGCAGATAGTGAATCATACAGATTGTCTTCCATTGCTTCTTCAGTAATGGAAAATCCCATTGCAACCGTTTCGTGGTTGTAACGAGCTGTGAATGATTCTTGTGCATTGTCGTAAGATATTGATGCGCCTTCAGCTTTCACTGGGGCAGCGCCAAATCCTGACAACTTCACTTCTTCTTCAAAACTGCGATCTGAGTTCTCAGTTTCATAGACCTCTGCATGTTCGCCCTCGTACTTCTCGTACTCTAAACCGAATAATGCGTTAAGTCCTGGTAATAGCTCTTTGAGGAGCTGTGCGCGTGATATAGCCATCGTCTAAACTCCTTATAAGCCAACGTTATTTGTCATCTGGTGAGCGCCTGGATTGAACTTTACAAGTACATCTGGAAACGCATCACTAGCAGGTGACACATGAGAAA